TTGTCCATACCAAACAGTTTGTCAGACTTGAAACCTTTACCAGTAAAGAACTCCTTGGGGAACACTCTAGTCTTAGTGGACCCATCAGGATAGGTGTAGGTATGCTTAAGAGGAACTTCATGTGGTTGCTTGGACTGATGATGGGGAAACCTACCACCACACCAATGACTACGAAGTTATGAAGTCTCTGTTGTTGGAAGAAGATACCCGGATTGTTGCTCACAACTCTATCCGGCACGATCTTCCTACCTTCAACAAAATCCTTGGGCTGAACCTGAACCACACAAAGTTCATCGACAGTCTGGCCTTGTCTTGGTATCTCAACTTTGAACGGGACAAGCATGGTCTAGAGGGCTATGGCATCGAATACGGTGTGCCTAAGCCCAAGGTCGAGGATTGGTCTAGCCTGTCCTACGAAGAGTATGCTCATCGCTGTGTGGAAGACGTTAAGATCAACTGGCGTCTCTGGAAAGACCTAGAGCGTAAACTCCTCAAGCTGTATGGCAACTGGGAAGAGGCTGTTCGTATTGTAGACTATCTTGGGTTCAAGATGGACTGTGCAAGGGAAGCAGAAGAGGTGGGTGTCCGTCTTGATGTAGAACGCGCACAGAAGAACTACGATGAACTGGAACGTCTACAGCAAGAGAAGTTCGAGGAACTGGTCAAGGCTATGCCTAAGCAACCTGTCTACAAGACCTTCAAGAAGCCTGCACAACAGGTCAAGAAGGATGGGACCATGACCGAGGCTTGGAAGAAGTGGCTCAACATCCTCTTCCAATCTGAACTGCCCTCTAACTTCGAGGGGGATACGGTGGAAATGGTCGTTGACTGGGAAGACGCTAATCCCAACAGCGATGCTCAGGTCAAGGATTGGCTCTACAGACTTGGCTGGGAACCCCAGACGTGGAAATACGACAAGAACAAGCAGACTGGTGTGGAGAAGCGCATTGCCCAAGTACGTTATCCAGCCACCCACGCAGAAGGTGGTCAACTCTGTGCCAGTGTCACTAGTCTCAAGGACAAAGCCCCCGGCGTGGAAATTCTAGAGGGTCTGACTGTTATTCGACATCGTAAGGGCTTCTTCAAGGCTATGCTGGACAGCCATACGGATGGTTGGCTTGTTGCTTCTGTGGCAGGCTTGACCAACACGTTCAGATTCAAACACGCCAAGCCCCTAGCTAATATCCCGAAGGTGGACAAGCCTTGGGGTGCAGAGATTAGAGGTTGCCTGATTGCTCCTGATGGCTTCGATCTTGTAGGGTCTGACATGGTTTCCCTAGAGGATACCACAAAGCGTCACTACATGAAGCCCTACGACCCTGCCTATGTGGCAGAAATGAGCCTACCGGGATTTGACCCCCACCTTAATCTTGCGGAGTTTGCAGGTGCTATCACCGCAGAAGATGCAGAGAAACATGCAAGAGGGGAGATTAACCTGAAACCTATTCGTAGCAAGTACAAGGCTGCGAACTACAGTTGCGTCTACGGTGTGGGTGCAGCTAAACTTGCCAGAGAGATTGGTGTGACCCCTAAAGAGGCTACAGCAATCATCAAGGCTTACTGGGAACGGAATCATTCTGTGGTCAAAGCAACAGAGAGTTTCAAGGTCAAACTTGTGGGCAACTCTATGTGGCTACAGAACCCTGTCTCTAAGTTCTGGCACAACCTACGATCTGAAAAGGATCGTTTCTCTACTGCTAACCAATCTACAGGTGTCTACTGCTTTGACACTTGGTTGTCGTTCTGTCGCAAGGCTGGCATTAAGATCGCCATGCAGTTTCACGACGAGGTTGGCTTCTATGTGAAGGAACAAGTGGCTGAGTATATCGCAGACATTCTTAAGGGGTCTATCAAGAAGACCAACGACAAACTTAAGCTGAATGTCCTGCTAGACGTGGATGTGCAGATCGGAAAAAATTATGCCGAAACGCACTAAATAATGTGGTTAGACAGTTGACAAGAACCAACTGTACAACTATATGCAAAGACCGACCGAATCGGTTGTCCTGACAAAATGAGGAAATGATGGCTACTAGCTATAAAGAAGTGACTACGACTGGCCCGATTGAGTGGGCTAAGGTGTTCGAGAACAATCGTGAAATGGTTGGGTATGAAGGTGTCTATGAGCCTTGTGATGGAGCATACACTGTGACTCAAGTTCTCGACAAGTCGGAGTTTGATAAACTCAAGAAAGCAGGTTCGCAGAAGAAGCCTATCCAAAAACGTCTTCTGGAAGGTGATGGCAAGATCGCTGTGAAGTTTGAGCGTAAGCACCTTGTCCAGAAAAGCGATGGTACGCCTATCCTGAAAGCTGGTGGTCCCCCGAAAGTGGTCAACAGCGAAGGTAAACCTTGGGATGTTGAAGTTGATGGTCTGATTGGTAACGGTACGGTAGCAGAGATTACCAACCTTATCACGACTTTTAAAGGTCAGGATGGTAAGCCTATCAGCCGTACCTCTCTCACCAAGGTCAAGATCGTTGAGTTCCTGCCCTATACCCGTCCTAATCAAGAGGAAGCAGCATGAAACTTATCCCTTTGGACCAAAGCATTACCTTTGAGGTGAAACTTCATAGCAAAGAGTGGTGGGAAGAAGAGAACCGACCAGAAAAAGATGTGATTGAACTGATCTACAACGACTACGAATATGCTCTGAATGGAACTGTAGATCAGTTTGAAGAGATGGTTAAAGTTATGGTGTCAGACATCAAAGGGAAGGAAGCAGCATAATGCGGTTCACGTTTGGAATGTATGACGACGAAGGTGGTGACTATCGTGCTGTCAATGTCGAGGGTCAAGCAGAGACGGTTCCAGAGGTTCTAGAACTGTTCTTGTCCTTTATGCAAGGCTCTGGATACAAATATGTGAACCAGATGGTAGCTGTCTATGACAACGGCAAAGAAGTGGAAACAACACTTTGACAAAGATCAATGCCCGACTGATTGGACTTACTCAACCAACAATCGAGGCTCGTATCCCTAATTCGGAAGGCATCCTAGCATACTGCGCTAGGGTGTCTAACCCCTCTAACCAAGACAACTTCGACACAGCAGAGAAACTCCTGAACTACTGTGTCAAGAACAAACATTGGTCAGTCTTCGAAATGGTCAATGCTGTGGTCGAGGTAGAGGCTCCGAGGGATATTACCCGACAGTTGTTGCGTCACCGCTCGTTCAGCTTCCAAGAGTTTAGTCAACGCTACTCTGATGAAATCGAGTTTACTGAACGTGAGTTCCGCAGGCAAGATAACAAGAACCGTCAGAACAGTGTTGATGATCTGGACCCTGTAGATAAAGGTATGATAAAACACTCTGTAGGACAACTTGGGAACCTCTCTAAGAACCTGTACGAACACCTGAGAGAGCAACAAGTCGCTAAAGAGTGTGCTAGGGTTATCCTTCCCGAAGGTCTTACCATGAGCCGCTTATACGTCAATGGCACACTGCGTAGTTGGTTGCACTACCTTGATGTTCGTGATGATCCCGGTGTGACCCAGTGGGAACATGTTGTGATGGCCCGTAAGATCAAAGATGTGCTGGTCCCAGCATTTCCCACAGTCTTCAACCTGACAGGTAAGGAATGACAAAGCATATCCTGATCGACGCTGACCCTTTTGCTTACAGGGCTGCGTTATCCAAAGACAACGACACTATTGGGGGAGTTCTTCAAAAGATTGATGAACTGTTCAAGGATAGTGTCGAAGCAGTCAAGGAGAGGTATGGGGATGATTTGACATACAAAGCCTTCTTGACAGGGCCAAACAACTTCCGAAAGGAAATCTCTAAGAGTTATAAGGGCAACAGGAAGGCTGAGAAACCTACGTTATTGGGTCTTGCCAGAGAGTATATCCTTGATAACTATATCTCTGAACTGACAGACGGGGAAGAAGCTGATGATGCAATTGCTATACAAGCGACCAAGCTGTATCCCAATGCAGTAATTGTCTCTATCGACAAAGACTTCCGACAAGTCCCTTGTAAACTCTACAACCCAACTAGACGAGAGTGGTCAGATATTGAACAATGGGAAGGTTTGTTGTTTTTCTATCAACAACTGCTGATGGGAGACAGGGCTGATAACATTGTTGGTGTCTGGAAGGTCGGTGAGATTACCTCTCAGAAAATCCTTGATGGGGCTACCACAGAACAAGAAATGTGGAAACGCTGTCTTGAGGCTTATGAGGGTGACTATGACCGTGCAGTAATGAATGGGAGACTGTTGTGGCTAAGACGGGAAGAAGGACAAATGTGGGAGCCTCCAAATGAACTGCGAAATTGATATTCAAAGAGAGTTCTATGACAAAGGTAGGCAACTGGTAATTACCGGAATGTATGGTGGAGAACCTGTTGGTGAATATGTTCTTAAGAAAGAAGACATTTTATGGCTGCTAGACCAAGAAAAACAAGTCCTAAAAGCAGAGGGTATCGCTCTGGTCTAGAAGACAAGGTAGCCAAGCAGTTAGAACTACAGGGTGTGAAGGTCGAGTATGAGACAACGAAGATCAAGTATGTTGTTCCAGAAAGCCTTCATACCTACACCCCAGACTTCGTACTTCCTAACGGGATCATCGTAGAAACCAAAGGAAGGTTTGTGGTAGCAGACAGAAAGAAACACCTACTGGTTCAGCAACAATACCCTGATCTGGACATTAGGTTTGTATTCTCTAACTCTAAGACGAAGATCAGCAAAGGTTCTAAGACTTCCTATGCTGATTGGTGCAACAAGAATGGCTTCACATATTTGTATCCAGAGCCTTGCATAAAGGACAAGAACAGTTCTAGAACCTCTGGAACCGTCTCTGCTTGACCCTCGACATTGACAGCACGATAGTCACCACCTTCGTCGTCATACCTTCCAAAGGCGAACCGCATTATGTTGCTTCCTT